TTTGACCTTGCGGTCCTTGAACACCAGTTGTTCCAGTTTGACCTTGTGGTCCTTGTGGTCCTTGAACACCAGTTGCTCCAGTTTGACCTTGTGGTCCTTGTGGTCCTTGTGGTCCTTGAACCCCAGTTGCTCCAGTAGCACCTATACCAGTAGCACCTATTTCTCCTTGTGGTCCTTGAACACCTGTTGCCCCTATAGGTCCTTGAACACCAGTAGCACCTGCACCAGTAGCACCAACCGGTCCCTGAGGTCCTTGTGGTCCAGTATCACCATTACCTACTAGCTTTGTTAAATTAAAACCAATATTAATAGGCGTTAACGTACTAGTACCAGAATCTATTTTAAATCTAAGATCTATAACATCGCCGCCATTAAGATCAACTAAATCAGTAATACTAAATGATCCGTTTGAATTATTGGAATAACTTCTGCTAGTTTCAGTAGCTGAATCTATTATACCATTTATAAATATAGCTGCTGAAATAAGACCTGCTTGTGCAATATCTAAATTATATACAGCACTTATTTGGTATACGCCAGCTTCGGCAGCATCAATAACTAATGTATTACCTTGTTGACCTCCACCAGATGCAACGCTAGTCATCTGATTTAATTCACCTGCTGTACCTAACCAACCTTGGTATGTAGTGCTTAATGCTAAAGTAGGAACTCCACTGACTTGAGTTAATTCACCGTATGCTACAGATCCGGCAACAGCCCCAGCAGGCCCAGTAGCACCAGTAGGTCCTTGGACTCCAGTAGCACCAACGCTCCCATCTGCGCCAGTAGCACCAATTGCACCAATCCCAGTTGCTCCAGTTGGTCCTTGTGGACCTTGTGGTCCTTGGACACCAATCCCAGTTGCTCCAGTTTCTCCTTGTGGACCTTGTGGTCCTTGAACGCCAGTGGCTCCAGTTTCTCCTTGTGGTCCTTGAACACCAGTTTCTCCTAGCGGTCCTTGTGGTCCTTCTGGTCCTTGTGGTCCTTGAACACCAGTTGCCCCAATTCCACCAGTTAAACCAGTGGCACCAGTTAAACCAGTGGCACCAGTAGCTCCGGCTTCTCCTTTATCGCCAGTCACAACAAAGGAAACGATTAACTCTTCATCCAAAGTAAATGGATTAGGATCTGTTGATGCAGTTGGAACAACATCAATGTCCCACCAACCAGTATTATCAGTAAGATCACTTATTTGAAAAAGTATAAATTCAGTTGGATCAGCTGCCGAACTAAGCCTAACATGACCCTTTGGTATTGATGTTGATGCATCTATTGTCTGTAGGAATGATGATATATCAACCCCTGTTTCACCGAAGTCATTGATCATCATTATTGTTGAATCATTTTGGTCAGCAGCATCATTTAAACCAACATACCCAAAACCTGGATCAGTTACTGAAGTCTCTGTATTAAATTGATAACTAAATGAAGCTCCACCAAAAGTACCATCTGCACCAGTTGCTCCAGTTTCTCCTTGTGGTCCTTGTGGTCCTTGAACACCTGTGGCTCCAGTTTCACCAGCACCTGTGGCTCCAGTTTCACCTTGTGGACCTTGTGGACCAGTGGCACCAATTTCACCTTGTGGTCCTTGTGGTCCTTGAACACCTGTGGCACCTATTTCTCCTTGTGGACCTTGTGGTCCTTGGACACCAGTAGCACCAAGCCCAGTAGCACCTATTTCACCTTGTGGTCCTTGTGGTCCTTGTGGCCCAGTAGCACCAGTTTCACCAGTTAAACCAGCATCAGCAGGTGATATGTTTATCCAATTAGTTCCATTCCATTGTAAGATATCAGAATTTGACGGACTCGGTGCATTAACATTAGAAAGCATACTTATAGTAGGAGATCCGCTGTTAAGATTAGCTAAGTTTACTTCACCTTCATCAAAGTTATAAACTACATTATTATTAACCCCATCTACATTAGCGGTTAGTGGAGTCCCTGATGTATTAGTAGCAGTTAACCCTCTAAATGTTAATGTAGTACCGGACATCCCAGCAAAAAGGTTATTACCACCAACACCGATATTAGTACCTTGGTTAACTTCACCACTTGCTCCAGTATTTACTAACTTTATAGAGTTTGTTGAGGTATCATACTGCAAACTCATACCAGGACCAGCAATTAATCTGAATGTATCATTGGGCGTAGTTGATAAAAGAGTTCCATCATCGGTTGTTTGGAAAGTCCCGGTTGCTCCAGTGTAGTTAAGTACAACTTTACCAAACCCTGGGCTAGCACCTACTGTAATATCCCCGGATCCAATACCCCCAATGATATCCCATTCATTTTGATCAAATACACCTCTCGTAGTTCTCTTATTAGCCCTCCACCAAACTAAAGCTTCTGATGATACACTTGTACCGCCAGTAGGTTCAATGACCTCCACCGGGTGATATACAATATGACCCTCTTCATAGGTTCTATCGTCAACCCACGGGTTTGCTACTGCTTTAAAATTATTATCTACTTCACCGTTAAAAAGTTCTCTTTTAACTTCTGTTCTATAGATGATATATTCTTTTAAATTGAATGCCATTTACTTTAGTCTTTTTTTATTTATTCTGGCGGTTCATTAATAATGTTAGCATCATCATAAGGAAATTCTGCTACATTATTATTAGAAGTTAACGCTAATCTTAATTGGTTGAGATACCATGTACCTTCCGACCAACCAGGCTCGGCATAACACGGTGAATAAATCCCAGTTTTATATATCCTATAAATTTCATTATAGTACTTCCTATAGTCCTGTACTGCTTTATCAATGAAAGCTTTTTGCCTCTTAGTTAAAACTGCTCTTTGTGTATTTCTCTGTAAATCAAAGTCTGAACCTGTAGTAAGCCTAAAGTTACCTGTCAAATCAGATGCTCTGTACTCTGTAACAAAGTCATACAAATCACTGGCAGCTAAAAATAACTCAATTGAAACTATGTCACCAACAAAACAGTTATCAAAGGGAATGTAATGCTCTTGGTAAAAAGCATCCAATTCCTCTACACTGTTAAAGTCAGTGAATTCTGTTTTTTGACTAGCCTCATCATAAAAGCCTAGTCTAGTCTTTGACATATTGATCCTATTCTTCTTTAAGTAAACAAAAAAGTCTAGGGTTAATTTAAAAGTTAATGCTTCAACGACCAAGAGGACATACTATTTTTTGTATATATTCAGCCCTTTATAGAATGGTAGTCGTTTATAAGTTTAGAAATATTTCCGTGTGTGATATTACATCTATCAAAAATTACCAAGTGATTCATATCTCGATAATCATCAATCCAATATACATGTTTAAAGCCGGCGTTCACCAGGATCTTTGTACACATCTTACACGGTGAGAGGGTAAGCAGAATGATATAGTTTTCAGGATCATATTCCTTAAACTTAGCAATCATATTTACCTCAGCATGGATAAACCCACTTTCACCAGGCGTGAGAGACTCTTCTTCTGTTCCTGTTACATCATTAATACCAGCTCCGCTATAAGATCCATTATAACCAAAGCTAGCAATTTTACTAAAGTCTTTTCTTAATGCCATACACCCAACCTTTGTTGTGGATGAATTAGATAAGTTCCTAATACTCTTAAGAATATCAGTAAATGCTTCTATCTTTATTTGAAGTCGCTGAATTTTGGTATCCATTTCTGCTTAATTAGAGTGGCGTCCATTTTAATATCTTTATTCTCTCTTGCCAATTTTTTTGCAATATTGACATTCTCCTTATCATCATCAAAGAACTTAAAGTTTCTAAAGCCCATTTGGACAAATTTCATAAAGGCTTCTTTTTTCTTTTGAGCAGTAGATCCAGTAAAGCCTAGCTTAGGATCATTAATAGCAAATATGTAATCTGGGTTAATGTTGATTCCGTGATGAGATAAAAAATCATAGATGAGGTCAGCACTATCCCTTGCTGTGATAATACCTACTGGCTTACCTTTTGCTATTGTTCTTTTTAAAATATTGAACACCCATTCAATAATCATACCACCTTTAAGTATATTAGGATTTTGAAAATCAGAAAAATCCATCTTATCATTAGGTCTCTGCTGAAATGTATTGAATTCTTGTGGTGTAAGCTCTGTAGAAAAACCAGTTTTAGGATTATGAACTTTAATCTTGCTCTTAGTTACAACAAGAGTATCATCAACATCAAATATAGTGATGTCTTTATTGTTCATATATCCTTCATATAGTTTCATACAATATATTTATTAGTGTGTAAGTGTTCTCCCACCAGAGGTGAGATATGGTATAGACCGGTTAACAGTCTCTACCATTCTCGTATATGTGTTTCACTACCGGGAAGCGGAGTGAATAACCACCCATCTGATTTTGCGATTCCTCAAAGTATTGAACAGTTACAGTCTTACCGATGAGTTCATCATGGCGAGTAAGGTAGTATTCTCGTTGTTCTTTAGAGAACCCAGATCCTACTGATACCCGGTACCCTTTATGTTCAATAATGATATTACTTAGACCTTCCTTTTCAATCTGCTGACCGTTTTCAGTCCATCTCATGGTGCCGTTAGCACATTCCAATACCGTGTATTCAGCATCATGGAATTTCTTAACTTTCAGTAGGTTGTGGCTTCTCTTACCTTCATAACCGATATCCTTACGAACCATGATACCTTCAAACCCAGCCTCTTCGGCTTCTTTGACCATCTCGGTAAACTGTTCTTCGGTAGTCAATTGAATCTGTGGTAAGAATTCCAACATATCAGAGTTAATATTTTCTGGTAGGCGGTCATATCCATTGCGGAGTCTTTCAGTAAGAGGTGTGGTACCAACCTTATTATCAAATTCATCTAAGGTTAAGTAATCAAATACAAAGAACTTAGGATTTTCAATTTGATGATTCTTCTTTCGGATCTGTTTCATAATTCCTTGGAAGTCTTCGTTGCCATCTTTATCAACCATACAGATTTCTCCATCTAGGATAAAGTCTCCACCTATCTTAGAAATTTCATCGGCAAGTTTACCTAGAGTTTCAAATTCTTTTCCGTTTCTTGAGAAGAATGTAACCGTGTTCATTTCCTTACGGCAGATACAACGGACACCGTCCAATTTTCTAGAACCGTACCATTCTCCACTCTGAAAATCCACTCTCTTAGGATTGTAGGCATTTGCCAAAGCCACCTTAAAGGTAGGAATAAGTTCTGGGTGGATTGCCTTATTGATAGAGGTAGTGCCACAGCCCATATTCAGATCCCGGTTAAGAATTGAATAAATAACGGTCTCCCATTCTGGCCATTCTTGAACGAAGCGGTTTACATTAGCAATTGCAGAGTGACCAGTACAGACCCGGTTTCTAAGATCGTCTAATAATGTGAAGATGCTACCGTAAGTAAAGCGATGTCCTAGAAGATCTGAATTCTTTCTACAGTTCTTTGGAGTAATATTGTACTTATAGTAAGGATTGTAGGTATAGAAGAAAACCTTTTGAAGAAATTCCCTATCCTCATTCTCCTCAGAGTTGTCAGCATATTTTTTGAGGGTTGCAATTTTATGATTCCCTGAAGAAGATGATTGCATTTCTTCTAGGAAGGATTGCAGATAATTGAGATTTGTGTATTCAGTCATATTCCGTTTAAATTTGTATATTATAAATATAATACAAATAATTGGGAATTGAAAATTTTTCTAGGACTTTTTTCAAAAAGTTATTAACAATTTTTTAGTTGGTCTTGTATCTCTTTTATCTTAGCACATCTTTCATAGTCTTCCTTTTCTTCAAAATGTTTTAGGATTCTATCTAAACTATGGATCTTATGCTTGGCAGTTTTTTCATCATAGTGTAATACCTGATCAGGAAACATAGTAATTACATTATAACATAAGATCATATAATGGTCCCAGTCTCCATGTTCAAGTTGAGCCAATAGGGCTTTTAGAAATTCATCATCATTAAATGCCATCTTGTATATCTTTCATTCTTTTAACTAACTCCTCCTGTTCTTCTGTTAAGCTTTGCGGTATATCAACTAAAACATTAACAAAGAAGTCACCATATATGTTAGGATTATGATAACTAGGAAAACCTTTACCTTTAATTCTTAACATTGTTCCATTCCTTACACACTTAGGTATAGTATAGCTTATGGTTTTGTCAAATACTTTAACCTCGTCTTTCGTTCCTAGTAAAGCATCATAAAGATTTACATGCTTTATTGTATGTAAGCCTTTTTGGTCCAGGTAGAAATTTGGATCATCTTGGATAAGAACAGTTAAGATAAGATCCCCGTTCTGCTCTTCTGTCATTCCTCTTTGACCTAATCCTTTAAGCCTCATCTTTTGGCCTGGCTTAACACCGCGATTAATATTAACGCTCACGGTTTTTGTACCTAGTCTTATTTCTCTCCTGGTACCTAAATAAGCTTCTTCTAATGTAATATAGACTTGAGCATTTACATTACCTCCTTTGCCATTAAAGCCATACCTCTGATTGAACATATCAGAAAACCCACCACCGTTTGTATTCCTAACAAACTCATCAAAGAATGCATCGTCAAAACTGCTAAAAGGATTTGAATTAAATCTTGCTTTTTTCTTAGGGTCAGTTAATACATCATAAGCCTCAGCTATATCTTTAAACTTAGACTCGTCACCACCTCTATCAGGGTGATGCTCTTTTGCTAATTGCCTATATGCTTTTTTGATATCTGCGTCTGATGCATCTTTGCTGATTCCTAATATTTGATAAGGGTCTTTCATTTCCAAAATATCTGTACGCAGACTAAAGCCACCGCTAAAAGTAGAGACACTATTGTTTTTAAGTTAATACCTTCACCTAGAAAAATGTAAGTGCATAAAGCAAAGACAACTATTCCACTTGAGAACCCAATAAACCTACCTGGCCAAAGCGCCCCACCGAAATGAGTAACTACAGCTGCTGTTGCTTTAATAAAAATGTAACTAGCCAAAGTACCAAATATGATTGAGATAGTCCATGGGTTTTCTTTAAACCAAGGCCACACAAATTGACCGTTAGATTGGAACCATATTAGACAT